ACATGAATCCAGATATGCAAGATATTTTTGGTCAGATGTTTCGCAACGGTCGAGAACCTTTTAGAGGGCAGCCGACAAGAAACAAAGATATTACAATAGCAGCCAAGATAACATTAGAAGATATTATTACTGGCAAAAATATGATAGCAAGTTACAGACTAAGATCGGGTAGTACAGAAACAGTTGATATTAATATTCCGGTAGGCATGCGAGCTGATGACGTCATTCGATACCAAGGCTTAGGTGATGACGCACTAAATCTTGCTAGGGGTGACCTACATGTTAAGATACAAATTTTAAAACATGACCACTGGCATAAGGAAGGACAACATGTTTACAGAGAATATTCAGTAAATGCTCTTGACTTAATTGTAGGAACCAATATAATAGTACAAACACTAGATGGTAGAAAATTAGATCTTAAAATACCACCAGGTACACAGACAGGCGGAAGGTTTAATATAGCACAACATGGGTTGCCAGACAGAGGAAGTAACACTAGAGGCAACGCATATATAATAGTAAATGCTGATATTCCTAAGATCACTAATCAAGGAGTGTTGGACTACGTAAAGAGTATTAAGAAAATAATAGAAGGCAACAATGAAACTACTTAAATCACCGAACAAATGGTTACAAAAGGAAGTAGAGCCTTTTGACTTTGACAAATATAATGCAGAAGAAGTATCACAAAGTATGATAGCTCTTATGGCACAAGAAGGCGGCATAGGTCTTAGTGCTAATCAAGTAGGGTTGAACGCTCGTATATTTGTTATGAAGCCTCACTTACTAGAGGACAACAGTCCGCTTACTGTTATTAATCCTACTATTGATAAAGTAAGTATAAATCAAGAAACAATGCCTGAAGGTTGTTTAAGTCATCCTGACTTGTTTCTTAAAGTTGCAAGACCAAAAGGTATTGTTGTAAAATTTCTTGACATTGATGCAAAAGAGTGTATAATGGAGTTATACGATTTAGATGCTAGATGCTTTTTACATGAATATGATCACCTTGCAGGCATCGAATTTACTAACCGAGTATCAAGATTAAAATTAGATATGGCACGAAAGAAACAAACTAAAATTAGGAAAACTATAAATGGTTGAACCAAGCAAAGAACTACAATTAGTATTTGAAAAATCAATTAAAGATGCAAAGAAACTTATGCACGAGTATGTTACTGTGGAACATATTCTGTTTGCTATGTTATGCGAGGAGAACTTCGAAAATGTCATTACAGGATACGGAGCAGACCCTACTTTCTTAAAAAGCAATCTAGAAAATCATCTTAAAACAGCACTAGATGATATTAAAGTAACTGAAACTATGAAGCCTAAGAAAACACAAGCCGTAGAACGTGTTTTAAATAGAGCATTTACACAAGTATTGTTTAGCGGTCGTAGTAACATTGAACTAAGTGACGTGTTTATTAGTATCCTAAGCGAAAAGAAATCTATTGCAACATATTGGATTGAAAAAGCAGGTATTACTAAAGATAGATTTGCTGATTATGTGTCAAGCGAAATGGAAGAAGACTTTGAAGATGAAGAATTAAGCGGAGCGGCGGCTAAAGCACTACGTTCATTTACAACTAATCTTAATGAAGAAGTTACAAAGAATAAAATTGACCCTATTATTGGGCGTTCTGAAGAGCTAGACAGTATTGCACTAGCATTAGGACGTAGACAAAAGAACAATGTACTACTTATAGGTGATCCTGGTGTAGGTAAAACAGCAATCGCAGAAGGTTTAGCATATAACATTGTTAATGATAATGTACCAGAGTTCCTAAAAGAGTACGAAGTGTACAATTTAGACATTGGTAGTATGCTTGCTGGTAGTAAGTACCGTGGAGACTTTGAGGAAAGACTAAAATTAGTACTCAAAGGACTACAAAAGAAAGGCAAGACTGTTATGTTTATCGACGAAGCACACATGATGAATGGTGCCGGTGCAGGTGGACAAGAAAGATCAAACGATTTGGCTAATATGTTAAAGCCAGCACTTGCAAAAGGTAACTTAAAAGTTGTTGCTTCGACTACTTGGGAAGAGTTCCGTAAGAGCTTTGAAAAGGATCGTGCATTGATGCGTAGATTCCAACGTGTTACTGTTGACGAGCCAAGTAACGAAACAGCAAAAGACATCTTACGTGGTATTAAGAAGTACTATGAGGACTATCACAAAACAAATATTACAGAACAAGCAATTGAAGCGGCTGTAAAACTAAGTGTTAAGTATCAGTCAGATAAAAAATTGCCTGATAAAGCAATTGACTTGATTGATGTTGCATGTTCACGTTTTAATTTAAAAGATCCCGATGTTGAAAAACTAGTTACTGAAGAAGAAATTCAATTCGAACTAGCAAAAATGATTAACATGCCTATTGAAAACATTGCCGAAAAGGAATCAAGTAACCTAGCACACTTAGAAACTAACATGAAGAAAAGTGTATACGGACAAGATCAAGCAATTGAAAGTATTGTAGATAAAATACTTGTTGCACAAGCAGGTTTGAAACCTGATGATAAGCCCATTGGTAGTTTTATCTTTATGGGACCAACCGGTACAGGTAAAACAGAAACAGCAAAATCGCTTGCTGAAGAACTAGGTGTAAAACTTGTACGTTTTGATATGAGTGAATACCAAGAAAAGCACAGTATTGCTAAACTTATTGGTTCGCCTCCAGGATATGTTGGCTTTGATGATGACGCAGGACAGTTAATTACAAAGTTACAAGAAAATCCTAACTGTGTATTACTACTAGATGAAATTGAAAAGGCACACCCAGACGTTTCACAGATACTTTTACAGTTAATGGACAATGGTAAAGTAACAGGGTCAAATAGTAAAGAAGCCGATGCACGTAATTGTGTACTAATCCTTACAACTAACCTTGGTGCAAGTGATGCAGAGAAGAATCTAATTGGATTTAACGATGAGTTTGAAGTTGAATACGAAGACAAAGCTCTTAAGAAGTTCTTTGCTCCAGAGTTCCGTAACAGACTTGATGCAACTATTGTGTTTAAGAAACTAAGCAAAGAGATTATGATGAAAATTGTAGGCAAATTCTTAGTAGAATTAAAAGACATGATCAAAGACAAGGGTGTACAGATTACAGTGTCTGATGAAGCATTAGATTACTTAGTTGACAAAGGCTTTGATCCTAAGATGGGTGCAAGACCGTTAGCAAGAGTAATTGATAACGAAATCAAACGTCCTTTATCACGTGAATTACTGTTTGGTGATCTTAAAAATGGTGGTAATGTAAACGTTACTGTATCAGAAAACTCCAACAGTTTAGACTTAGAATGTGTTGGTGAAGCTCTTGTTGAACTATGAGACTAACAAACTATTTTACCGTAAATACCTCTACAAGGTAGTGGTCAAGAATCACGTTGCGACTATGTTTAGGGATAAAAACCTTAATCATGCTCGCAACGAGCTTGACCGTATGCAAACACAACTACTAGAAGAAAAGCGTATAACACAAACATACGGTATACGTCAAACATATGTATCACAACAAGACTTTGAAAGTTCCAAACTTCTATTAAGTATCTTTTCTAGTGCTAAACCTTATGACTATAAACTTAGAATAGAAGGCAGTAACATGAGCATATACTCTAATGAGTTAGACTTTATGCATAACATCTGTTCTAAAGTACAAGTACAAGAATTTTGGCAACCTAATAACAATTATAAAGATAAATTAGACAAAGATATTATACTTGTTGATCAACCTTTTGATTATGAGTTCAAAGTTACGTTTAATCAAAACACTATAGACCCTACATTTGCAAAATGGGTACATCGCAATACTAATAAAATTAAAATAGGTAACAAAGCGTTACAAGCGGCTACAGACGGCTATGCACAAGGTTTATACTTCTATGTACGTAATGAAAAACTGTTACAACTAATTAGTTTAATGATCGGACACAATTTTCAAAGCGTACAAAGAATCGTGTGTAAGCAAGATCTAGATAAATAACTATATGCCAAGCAATAGTGAAACAATATTAACAGTAAATACACACCCAGGGGACAGCACCATCGAGTCTGTCACAGGTGATAAATTCAAAGGGGACGGGTACTACGGACGTAGTGACGGCTTACATACCATACAAATTAATCTGTCAGGATTTTTAGGTGATATAGAAATGCAAGGAACACTTGCAGTAGATCCTACAGCAGATGACTGGTTCACTGTAACACTAGGTTCCGGACAAACAATAGATACTACTGGTAAAATTGTTAGTGCAACTACAAGTAAGTTAGAATACACTGATAATGAAACATCTAGTAAGACATATAATCTTACAGGAAACTATGTTTGGATTAGAATATATGTTTCTAATTGGACTGACGGCACAGTAAATAGTATACAATTGAATCATTAGGGCGGACAAATGGCAAAGCAGATAATTAATATTGGATCAGGTGAACTAGCAGGAGACGGTGAAAGCCTTCGTTCAGCATTTGACAAAGTAAATGACAACTTTTCAAACACAGCAGAATTAGCAGGTGCTACCTTCACTGGTGATGTTGATATTGAAAGTAATTTATCTTTAAGAGA